TAGAAGTTATAAAACTTAAACTCTTATATATATAAAAGTAGGAAAGTGTAGCAGGTTCACTTTATGAATTTAATATTTTAACCTGCAAAGTAATACTAAACCTTAGTATTACTTTTTTTTGAAAAATAAAACGAGGTTAACGGTGTAGTGAGTAAAAAAATTAAAAAGAAAAAGAAAAAAGCGGATAAAACAATAAAAATACCGCCCATGGCCGTAATGGGTAATTATGGAAATATTATTGTATCTGAAAAAGAGGTTTGGGCTTATTATATTTTAGCAGAAAAACCTTATGACTTTTTGTCAGATAACTCTAAAATTATCCTAGCAAATGCAACTCAATCAGCATTAGCAAGTTTGAGTGCAAGTGCTAATAAACCATTAGATTGCCATATTCAAATTTCAAATACTCCTTTTAACCCAGATTCATGGGAAGAACAAGTAAGGAGAGAGTATGCAAAATGGACTGATTACAAATCACAAGCTTTTGAGAATTTCATCAATGCTCAAAGAGAAGAACTCTATATGGGTAATTACATGAAACGAGTGAGTTATCTAGGTATTAAATTGTTTAATAGAGGTTCATTTGATGTAAACAATTTAAATATTTTAGAATATTCATTAAAAGATACTTGGAAAGCATTTAAAAAATCTATTGATGATGTGTTAAAATTTGACCAAGAAGAAATCACTGAGGAAGAAGAAATACGTGCTAATTCTATGGAAGAAGATTTGTATAGAGTTTTACATAATTCTAGCTTGATGGTAATTCGTCCTAATAAAGAAGATATGTTAATCAATATTAAACGTAGATTCTACCCAGCAATGGCAACACCTTATTTAGAAACAGATTATGATAATAGAATAGGGCCAGCAGACATTGTAATTGAAACAGGTGGAACAGTTGATGTTAAATCAAGATGGTTACATATTACTCAATTCCAAAATGGTGAAATTAAAGAGGGATATAGAGCTACATTAACTTTCTCTAAATTCCCTATGGGTATTCAATACCCATATAACTTCCAACCTTTCATGTACAGAAAAGAAGTGTTACCATTCACAATGAATGCTAGATTTACTTTAATTCCAGCAGAAAGTATGAAAAAAGAAGTTAATAAAAAGAAATTAGAAGCAGATGATGAAATTGAAAACTTGGCTGGAAGTGGACAAGGCGTAAATGCTTCTGTTAAAAATACTTTTAGAGATTTGAATACAATTGAAACAGAGCTTGAAAACAACAAAGAACCATGGATTGAAGGTTCATACAGAATTACTATCGAAGCTCCAACTGAAGAACTTCTAAAAGATGAAGCTACAAACTTAAAACAACTTTTCAATGAAGAAGATATAGTTTTAACTTGGACTTCAGGTGACCAACTCCAAATGTTTAGAGAAGAGTTCCCTGGTGGACGCTTAGAAATCAATTCATTTCAACAAACTACTAATTTAGCACTAATTGGAGTGGCCGGAATCAATTTTGGAACAAAAGTAGGGGACCCAGTTAGACAACAAACTCTATATAGGAGATGATTAAATGGCAGAAAAAAAGAAATCTTCAAAAGGTGAAAACCCCGGGTCACTTCTTGTAGCTTTGATTGTAATAGCTGCAGTATTAGCAATATTCTTTTATTCAAGTGGTATCAATTTGGGTAATGTTTTCAATACTGTACGTTATCGTGCAAGTGATTTGGGGCCAAGACTTGTAGAATGTGTTACTTCACCTAGCAATTGCAAACTTACAAATAATTACAATGTAACTCCTAATGGATTTGAAAGTCAAAGTTCAAATTCATCAAGTTCTAATAATTCAGACCAAGGTAACGCTAATTCTGAAAATAAATCAAATTCAGAATCAAGTAATAGTCAATCATCAACAAACAACAGCCAAAATTCTAATTCAGAAAGCGGTATTAACAATCTGGCTTCTGCAAAAATGAGTAAAGCTGACGCTTTAAATGAATTAAATTCTATTCCTATTGTTGCTTCATATAACAAAGCAAAATATAAACGTACAGAATGGAAACATTGGATTAGTTATGAAACTCCATGTTGGACTACTCGTGAGGAAGTATTAGACAGACAAGCAGAAAAAGGTAGTATCACTTATTTAGATAAAGATGATAAAGAAACGAAAGATAAATCAAAAGCTTGTTCAATCAAATCTGGTGTATGGATTGACCCATACAGTAAAGAAACGATTAAAGACCCTACTAAATTAGACATTGACCATACAGGTGCACTTAGCTGGACAGCGAAAGCTGGTGGACAAGAATGGGATAAACAAAAGAAACAAGATTATGCTAATGATTTTGACCATTTAGTTGCTACAACAGCAAAAGAAAATAGAACAAAAGGAGATAAAGGACCATCTGAATGGATGCCAGAATCATCTAAGTGTGAATATGCTAAAGTTTATACTCATATTGTTAAGAAATATAAATTAAATCTTAACAAAGCAGATAAAGATACTTTAGAAAAAGCACTTAATTCATGTGCATTTTAATAGGTCAGTATAATTTATGAAAGCTATAACTAGAGATGTAGATAATATTCTCTCAATTAAAGAGAAAGAAAAAATACTTGAAGAAATTCATCAAAAAGATTTAATTGATTTATTTAAAAAAGGATTCAAACCTCAATATAAAAGAGTTGAAAGTAAGAAAACAATATTAGACCAACAAATAAGTATTGCTATTGACACTGACGAAAAAAACATGATTGCTTTAGAATTGAATGAAATTAGAAAAGTTGCAAATAAAACTTCTTTAGCTTCTTTTATTAGAAGTCGTTCTTTAGCAACATTTGACATTGCAGAATGGTATCAACAAGCAATAGAAGGTTTAGAAGAGTTAAGCTCTGAAAGTTGGAATCCTAAAAACTTACAAAATGAAAGAAAGAGATTTATTAAATTACTTGATGATTTAGAAGATTCAGAAGATGATAGTAGAGATGAAGATATGCTTTACTATAAAACACAATTAGATGAATGTGAGCAAAAACTAAACTCACTTAAAAAACAAAATCGAAAAAGAGGATATAGAGTTTCAACTCGTGTGACTTATGAAGAAGCCAATACTATTAGATGGCGTGCAGCTAGATTAAGTATTACTGTACCAGATTATATGAGATATGTTATTTTTGGATATTTACCATTTACTGATGCGGATTACAACTTATCTTTAGAAGCAAGAAAGAGATTCTATGTATCTATTATTGATGTTTACAAGAATGGGTGGGGTGAGATTCCCGAAGTTAATGAGTGTCCTAATTGTGCAAGATATAAACATGAAATTGAAGTTTTAAGAGATAAAGTTTCAAGATATGAAATGTTGTTACGAAGCAACAAGCTCTAACGATATATAAATTATTGAAACTAAACTAAAGAACATAGGAGCTATAATGATTAAACATTTTAAAGTTACATTGTTAACTTCTTTTGCTAGTATATTCTTTGTTCTTTCATTTTTAGGTATGTTAAACGTATCTTTTGCCGGCTTTGATAATGGTGTAGGTTTCTCTATGGAAGCTAATTCTATTTCATTACCTGCAAAAGATATGATTAACTCTAATGTAGGGTCTAGAACTTATACAATTGATGAATTATTCTCAAGGTCGGCAGGTTTTGCCATTCCTTATGGTACATTAGAGGAAGATAATACTTGGATTATTGGCCACCCAGCGAATAAAATAGTTGAAGAAAAGAATAGTAATCTTTCAGCAGAAGCTAAAGAAAGGCTCAAAAAACAAGGTGGGGGCTTTTTTGATGGTTCTATTAGATTATGGGGTATTCCATCATCACTATCTATTATGGGGGCAAATATTGCAACAAGTGTTGCTTTCCTTTGTGCTAATATAATTTCATGGTTAGTAAAAATGTTATTTGACCCACCACTTGTTAAAGCTCTTGTAGACCTAATTGGTGGAACTGATGCAAAAGCTGGTTTAATCTCAAATCTAGGAAAAAATGTTTTCTATCCATTATCAACACTTGCTTTCTTGACAGTGGCAGTATATTTGATTTGGGAAGGTTTGATTAAGAGAAAATTCAGAGCTAGTTTCGGAGCATTAGGTTGGTCATTACTTGCTTTCGCATTAGGAGTATTTACTATTGTTAACGGTCAACTCGTTGCGAAAGCTCCTACTGAAATCAATGCTACAATTGCTAATTGTGTTTTATCAGCAGCTTCTGGTAAATCATGTTTAAATGCAAATGGCACTAACCCTAAAGAAAGTACAAACAGTATGTGTGATGCTGATACTTCTCAATCTGTATCTGCTTCTGAATCTGCTTCAATCAATGCTGGTAGATTTGCTTGTATTATAAACAAAGCTATTGTTTATGACAGATGGTCAGAACAACAATTCGGGTATTCACTAGATGAATTATGGACTGTTAATCCACCAGATGGGTACAAAGTATGGCCACAAGAAAAATTATCAGGTGCACCAAGTGATTACTGTGTAAACTTCTACACTGCAGATTCACCTAACCAAATGTCTAGTTCTACTGTATTTACTTCAAATTCAAAATGTAACATTGCTTTAGCATTTTTGGCTTCAAGAACTGATGCCAAATTTGGAGAAAAAATAGGATTCCCTACTATAACTGGTACTGCAGCTATGGATAGTCAAATGTGGAACGCATATTCAGGTAATGGAAGAACAACAGTACCTATATTGTTACTTGTTGCTTCATTTATTATTGTTGCAACATTTGTGCCAGTTGTAGTATATGCTCTTGTATATAACATAACTGCTACAATATTAACAGTCTTTGCCCCAATCTTCTTATTGATTGGTATTCACCCTGGTAGAGGTAGAAAAATCTTCCTTGGTTGGCTAGAATCAATTGTTTCAAACATTTTGAAATATATGGCAAGCTGTTTTATGGTTATTGTTATGATGTTCATTTATGGAGCTGCTTTCTCTAAAATGAATCAAGCACAAGTGTTTGTCGCCTCAGTTATTTTAGGTGTTACTTTCATTTCTTATAGAAAAGAATTAGTAAACTTAATTGGTGCTGTTAATATGGGCGGTGCTAAAGTATCTAATATTGCTGGAGAAAAACTTAGCAAAGCTGGTCAAAAAGCGAAATACATGGGTATGGCAGCTGCTGGTGGTGCAATCGGTGGTACTCTTGCTGGTATCAATGACGCTAGAGAATCTGGTAAACTTATGTCTAAAGATGATAAGATTGCTAAATACGGCAAATACAAACGTTGGCTTAACCCTGGTAACTACTCTGATACATTCAGAAATGCTGGTAAAGCTATGTCTGAAGGTTCAAAAGGTGCAGTACAAGGTTTACGTGCTGGTACATCAATGGAGCTCAAACGTGGACGTGGATTTGTTGCAAACGTTGCTAGACAAGCAGGTCAAGTTGGTAATGAATTAGCACAAGAACGTAAAGAAGCTGCTAGAGAAATTCGAGAAAATGAAGCAAGAGAACAAATGAATGAAAACATGAGAAAAGGTTATGAAGAAATTGCTCAAGTACAAAGAGAAGCAACTCAAACCCGAGACTTAAATGATTCTAAAGAAACTGTTGCAAACAACTTGAATGTAAACAAACTAGCACAAGAATTAAACAGTGTTGGCCTAATGAAAGCCGCAGAACAAATGAGAACTAAGAATGATTCACTTAATAATGCCGAGTCTAAAGAAGATGTAATTAGAATTGAAGCAGATATTAAAGAGCATAAAGAAATTTCTACTGAATTAGTATCTAACATTAAGAATAATGGTGGAGATATAATTGCAGGTGCTGATAAATTTGCTGACTCTAAAGTTAGAAATTACGAAGATAAAGCATTAGCTGAAACACAAAGATTATTAGAAGTTTCTAAAGGTAAATCTTATGAAGCAGAAGTTAATCAATTAGTTAATGAAAGATTGAATGAAATAACCTCTAAAGCGGAAAGCTTTACAGAAGATATGAGATTACTTGTGAGAGATAACAAAGGTATAGATATTGAGAAAGTTACTGCTACAGTAAAAGACTTAGATAATCAATTCACAAAAGATTATAATTCTATGCAACAAGAATTTGAATCTATTGTAAACTCACATAAAGAGATGAACCCTAATGAGATTATCCAAAAAGAGATTGTAACTAATAAAGAGATTCATAAGGAAGAAGTTATTATCAATAAAGTAACTCAAAATCCAACAGAAGATATTTCTAACCAAATCAATAAAGA